AACTATCAGCAGTAAATGTTAAAGTCTGTGTACCTGTACTAGCCGTACTTATAGAAGTAAATAGTGTTTGACCTCCTAATGTTTCGTATTGACTTGTTATATTACCTTGTGTACCTATTACTAATAATCCTCCTGCACCTGCTTGTGTTATATTTATCTTTAAATCATAAACTGTATTTTGCGTTAGATTTATAATTTTTTGATACACTCCTGAACTTGAAGTAGAACCATTAGCTGAATAAAGTTCTAATTTGTTAGCATAACTTTGTGTTGGCATAGTAACAGAAGCAAATGTACCTCCTGTGCTTCTAAATCGTTTCCAAGCTGCTATACCTACCGAATTATTAATAGCATCTAATCCTACATCATTTGCAGTAGAATCATAACCTGCTAAAGAATTAACTGTGTTAAAATTTTGATTGTCTGCTACATATTCATTAAATACAGATATTGTACTTGCTGAATATCTACCCTTATAATTCTGTGGATATAATACTAATTGTACACTCATTATATTGCTTGTGTTCTTTTGTTTTTAGTCTTTTCTAATTCAAATGAATACTGTATTAGTTTATCATTTGCTCTAGTCTTTCTAGTATAGCTAGAAGTAGTTACTCTTACTGGTTCTACATACTTATTTACTATACCATAAGTATCAGAAGAATAGCCGTTAAGCATATACACTTCAGGACTATTTATTAAGTCCTCAAACCAAACTGCATCTGCATCTAATAAGTAGTCAGTATTTATACGCACTATTTCTTTTGTGTTTACTCTAAAGTTTTTTTGTCCTCCTTTATAACCATTAATCTTAAATGTTTTATCATTCCAAGTACCACCTAGTTGTGTATATGTAGTTTTATTAGTAGTTAATTGTCTTACTGACTTTTTAGTGAACGTATAGTAATCCCAAGTTCCGTGAGGATTTAACCAAGTTAATCTAATGCTCTCAAAACCTTTACAATCGTCTGTGATAATGTTTATAGTGTAAATCTGACTTATAGCTTCATCTTCGTCATCAAATGCTTGTATAGTATAATAACTTACGTTAGCTTTATGCGTGTCCCAGTCAGTAGACCAACCATCTAAATTAGCAGGAAAACCACCAAAGAACATAACTCTAGTATTAGAAAATGAATTATTATTATTAAAGCTACCATTAGCTATTGTAGTATTTACTGTTATAGATGAACCTAATTGTACACCTGCACTATTATATAAGTTTATAGTTATATAACTAACCATATTAATAATTGCATTATCAGTTCCTACTTGAAAACTATTCTCAGAGATATTTAAAAAGTTAAAGAATGACAATGTACCATAATCTTCTAATCGTGCATATTGTGTAGTAGGTGCGTTACTTAAAAATTTACCTAATGCAGAATTGAAATTATTAAATACTAATTTATTTTGATTTAGATTATATCCGTAGTTATTACCAGTTTGTTTTAGTGCATAATCATTTTGTACTACTCCATTGTAAGCTAAGTAACTATCTGTTCTTATTGATTTACCTGTTCGTAGTGTAGCTAAACTTGACGTAAGATAATACTCAATATTAAATTTAATTAAAAAGTAAGTAGCTACTTTATTGTTATTAGAATATTTATCTATTAAGTGAATTGGATGTGGTGTTGTTTCTGTATATCCTACAGTTTTAAATGAACTAAAAATAGAATTGTCAAAATTAGTACCATCATATTCAGGACTTACAAAACTTTCTATTATAGGACTCATAGAGAAAATACCTACTCCTTTGTTGTTAGGTGTTACCTTTAGTGTTGCAACTCTTGAAGTGCTTAGACCTAAGTCTGCTATATTTTGCTTTATATATATCTCAGCAGTAAATTTAGGTTTGTAATAATTAGCTACTGTGTTTATGTCTGATACTGTAAATATTATATCTTGACCAACTGCTAGAGTTTTGTATAGTGGTTTTTGTTCTATTATTAGTGCCATTATGTTTTTATTATATTTTCTATATCTTCTTTTATTGCCTTACCTACTTTGTTGTAAAAATCTTTCATTCCTAACTGTAAAGGTTTCTGAAAAAAACTAACACCTTGTATTCCTTTAGTGTATATTTTTCTAGCTATTAAGAACTTTAAACTCTTACGAGATATAAACCTACCTTGTGCATCTCTTGGTGCTATACCTCTACGAACTATCCAATTATCTAATCCTCTTGTTAAACCTCCATCTCTTGTCTTACCATAAGAATAAGGACTGGTTTTTCTTTGTCCTTTATAATCTACATAGGTTCTTTTCTGTTGCGTTCCTGATACTCCCTTATCTACAAACGTACCATATTCTGCCATTAAAAACTCTACAGATAAATTGTCTTGGTCTTTTTTAATTCTAAATTTAATACTATTAAGTAGGTTTCCTGAAACTACTTTATCTTTTCTCTTTAGTATTCCTTTAGCTTTATTGACTACACTCTTACCGAAACTATTTAAGTATCGTTCTAATGCTTCCATTATACACTAGCTACAAATATCTCTACATCTAAAGTAGCAGCAGGATTAACCTGTAAGCTAGTTAAGTCAGCCATAGTACCAAAGCTAGGAGATGTATCTGCTTCTGCTAACATAACATCTTCTGCTGCACAAAGTATATGTGATTGACCTGCCTTAATTAATACTTGGTATAATGTAGCTGCACCAACTACTGCTAATTCTAAAGTGTTAGTAGCATCTAAATTAGTTACTCTAATATATCTTACATCTTCTTTATCTATCTGAACTGCTGAACCATAAGAGTTAGTATTAAAAGCTGCTAAGAAAGTAGTTTGTCCAGTAGTACAAGTTACTATACGTTCATAAACATTATTAATGCCTGTAGTTGTTACTGTGTTTGTAGTACCTCTAACTGCACCATTTAGTGTTACTGATTCTGTTAGTGTTGTTGTTAAATCTGCCATAATTATTTATCTATTTGTTTTAATTTATTAATTGCCCATTCTATTCCTGAAGTTCCTCCCCAAGCATCCCACATTAAACCACCACAACCTTCTGAGTAAGGTACATCTTTATGTTGTTGATGTCTTTTAAATGATGCCATTCTTGATATTGTATCTCTGCTTATATTCTTATTACCTGCTAATTGTGAAGCCCTAGTCCAACCAACTCTAGTTCCACAATCACTACCATTTTTCTCTTTCCATTCTATTGCTCTTTTAGAATTATTACTAGCTGACTTAGGATAATCATTATAGCTTTCAAATTTTATACTAATTGCTTCTAGCTTCTCTATTACATCTTCATAGTTCATATTTAATCTTTGGGGGTATTAGTTGTATTGTTAATTTTCCTATTTTTATTTTAAACATTATTTACCTGCGTATGTTGTTGATTGTGGTGCTATACAAGTGTTGTAATCGTTCTCTATTACTATTGGTAGTGTAAACGTCCAACCACTTACTGAGTTGTCAAATCGTTCTGTAAATGGTTCTATTGTTATATCTCCCTCTGTAAAGTATGCAGGACTTTCTCCTTGACTTGCGTTAGACAAGTATAAACTCTCTCCGTTCTTTAGTGTACCTATCAAGTCATTACAAATACTAAGACAATCAGACAGAACTTCCTGCTCATTACTCTCATCAGGAAAGACTAAGTCCATAATAAATACTTGAAAGTTTAAAGTCATTTGATTATTCTGTGCTATTGCATTAACAGGATTGATGTGCATTAAAGGATATAATGTATTTTTCTCTAAGTCAATCTCGTATATATCTCCAGTAGTTACTGTTTTAATTTGGTACTGATTAGAACCTAATTGCTTTAAGGTATCTACTGTATTGTTATAATTCTTAAAATGCGTCATCTATTAACTTTTTTTGTTTCGTTTAAATCAACCTCATAAGTTAGCCAAGTTAAACACTCGTATAAACTTAATTTAGTAATTGATTGTAAGTTTACTATTTCTCCATTTGTCAATCTATACATTACTCCAAACCATCCCCACTTCTGTGCGAACTTATCGTCTGTAGTGATTGTATCTCCTGATTCACTCGTTCCGTTAAATACAACGGCAAAATCTCTGATAGTTTGTTCCCTAAAGTCCAAAAAAAAACCAATGAACTATTTACATCTGCTGCTTTCATCTTCTTAAACTTCTCTGCCCTCATCCTAACCTCACTACCATTATAAGCAGTTATAGAATATTGCTTACCATTCTTCTCTACTATTGGTCTGTAAAGAACTGCCATTATCTTAGCCAGGTTATTCTCTATTCCTGCTTGTATGTAAGTTTCAATATCGGCATAAGCACCGAGACTTATCTCACTTAAATCAGGATGAAATCCGTACTCAATCCCATCTACTACAATTATTCTCTTTAACCTACTGTTAGCATCCTTTTGCAATTCAGCTATCTTACTTAAAATATTAGATACGTCATTTATACCTAACTCTTTTATAAGTTTCTTTGGTATATTAGACAACAAGCTAATTGTATCTAATGCTTCTTTAGACTTAGACTTACTACTCATTGTAATAAGTTTAGCCCATTTATCAAGTGTTACATCATTCCAACTGTTTATAAGATTGTAAGTGTTTTGCTTACCATCTTTCTTAATGTTTACTTTCATTATTATATAATAGAAATTTAATTAATATAGTTTAAAAATACTATATTTGCTCAGTTTTCAATGAGTTTTTGTTAGAAAAAGGTGTTAATTTTTAAAGATTGCACCTTTTTTTTATACTTTTTTTTAAATAATTTACTAGAGTAAAACAATCTTTTTTGTTAAATAAGTTGTTAATAATTTGGTGGATAACAAAAAGTCTGTAACTTTGCAGTATAATTAATAACAAAAACAAAAACTATGACAACTACACTAGACAGATACTACGAAAACATGACTATATCAAATATAAAAAAGCAATTAGAATTTCTTAAAGAACAATATGAAAAAGCTAACGAACAATGGAAAACTCATTGTAGTATAGTTAAAGCTGGATTTAAACATCTTCCAGACTGGGAAAGAGTAGGAGCTTATCAAAATGCAAATGATAGAAGACAATTCTGGTTCATGCAAAAAGAAATAACTTATGATAACTGGAATAAATTTTCTGAGATGCTAGATGATAAAAACTTCTGGGGAAATCTATAATAATAACTTAAAACTAATAAAAACGGAGTTATTGCACAAAATATTTACCATAGTTACTATCCACTTCATAATACATACGCATAGCCAAAGCATCAGAGTAGTCAGGAGAACGTCCTAAAATAGATTTAACATTATCCTTAGAAAGTATTTGTAGTTTATTATCCTTATCTGCGTCTTTAGTTCTTACCTGCTCTAACTCCTCAATTATATAACTCTTTATATTTACATCAGAACAACTAACACCTAACTGTCCTTTATTAATTAAGTCAGCTAATTTATAATAGCATTGAGTCTTTAGGTTTTGATAGTTCTCTCCTTTAATTGGTCTTGAATTATTAATAAAGCCTTGACAACGTAAGTAATCTTTTACACCACCACCTACTCCGTCCTCATCTACTATGATGTTTCTTAAATTAACCTGGTTGTCTTGTTGTATTTTTTTAATTTGCTCTACAACCTCATTTACAGACGATTTAAGCATAGTTTTAATATATGTGGTATGTAAACCCTTCCAAAGCATTATAACTGTTCTATCACTTCCAAATCGTGCTACATCACAAGTTATGTATTTATCTCCATCAATGCCTTGTTGATTAAATAAACTTACTATAGCATTGTAATCTATTAAACTGTCATCAGTTGCATCATATTCCCAGTTACCATATAAGAGTCTTTGTTTACTTAATTCGTCTAATTCAGATAGCTGCTTCTCATAATGCTGAGAGATATACTGATTATCCTTAACTAAGGACTGTATAAACTTTCTGTAAGGTTTTATAGTGTTGTCTTTAGCAGGTCTGTAGTATTCTGTATATACCCAGTTCTTAGCAGGGTTACAAGTCATTACAAGTTTAGGTATTAAATCGTTCTCATCTAATTTGTACCTTAATCTTGAAGCTACTACGTTCTTTGCCTTTTCCGTTATTTGGTTTGCTTCATCAATAAACGCACCAGTAATCTCAAGAGAACCTAGACTATCAAAGTTTCTGTCTGAAGGATATAAGAACAAGTCTTTAAGTATTATCTCACTTCCGTTATAGAAGCTAATAATATTACTTGAGCCATTGAATGTATAGTGTTCTCCTGATTTTAGATTCCAAGCATTACAGACTTCAAAGAAAGTGTTTAGAGTAGTCTTTTTAAGAGCATCTAGCTTAGACCTACCCATTAGATACCTTGTACCTTTATATTGTAAGCACATTAGAATTAAATAGCTTACACCTACCCAAGACTTACCTCCTCCTGCTGCACCACCAAATAATACTTCTTTAGTCTTTTTATCAAATAGGTATTTAAGACATTCCTTTTGTGTTACAGTAAATTCAGGATTAATCTCCAAGATTTATATTAATTTTGATAGGTTCGTTTCCTGATGTTAAATCTATTTCTTGCTTTTCATTATAACCTCTCTTACGTCCTCTTGTTCTTAAGAAGAATGTAGTAGCAGTTGTACTACCATTTTCTATTTGTTTCTTTAAATGTGTTTCAGCAAAGTCTATAAATTTACTTTCTATACTGTCTACTGCTTTACGATATTCCTTATCATTTTTACACCATATATAATGTTGTGTTCTACTAACCCCACATTTAACACTAGCTTCGGTAACTATACCTAGTGAAACCTCTAATGCTTCTAACATTTGCTCTTTGCCTACTCGTGTACGTTTTTGTTCGTTTTCCATATTATATAATAGAAATTAATTGTATTCGTTTGGTAGCATTAATCTTATGCCTAAGTCAGACAAAGCCCATATTCTAATCTGTTCACAATATACTTCAAATGCTTTTGTATTTAAAGATGTTGTACTTACTATTTTGTTTAGTCCTATCTTCTTATCGTTTATCTCTATCATATCCCATTCATTAAGAAACTTAGCCCTTAATATATCGTGAAGTTCATCATTAAAATATCCTAGTTCTTGTGCTAATACTTGCACTATACACTTCCAGTAATAATTGTTCTGTAAGTTAGACCTTGTATTTCTATTTTTCTTTACCTCTACTGTGTAAGGACTTTCCATTTCTTTTAGGTAGTTTACTAATTGCATCTTATCTTTGTTATCGTGTATTACAAACTTCATTAGCTTGTTAGTTTTGCTTTAGTGTCTTTCCACATTCTATCTTGTCTTTTACTTAGTGATGGTTCTGTTCT